GCGAAGCGGCGGCGCAGGCGGTTACAGGCGAATGGACACCGCGTGAGATTGTGATGGAGGCGTTTGCGGAGATTCCGACGGCGCCGGTCGAGGGGTATTGGAATTTTAAGGAAGGCCGTCTGAAAGCGAAGGAAGCGCAGGAACACGCGGCGCATGTGCAGCAGCAGGCGGACGCGGTGGCGGCGTCGAAGCTGACGGCGCGTGCGCCCGATTTGCAGGCGGATTTCGTCAACGAGAGCTACGGCGAAGAAGGCAATAAAATCTTCTTCGACGGCGAAGCGCTGATGCAGTCGGGGCTGGCCGATACCGTGGCGCAGGCGATTCCGCATCTTGCGCCGCAGATTGAAGCGGCGGCAGCCACGGGCGGGATGGTGGAGATGACGCGCGGGGACTTCCATGCCTTTCTGCCGCAGGAGGCGCAACATCATTTGGCCGGCATCGCGCGTATGTCGCCGGATGCGTTCTCGGCGGAGGAGGCGGCGGCGTGGGAAGAGACGGAAGCGGCGGCAGAGTTTGAGGAAACGGCGCGGCGTGCGCAGGAAGACGCTGCGGCGGCTTTGCGCGAACGGCAGGCGTTTGACGCGCTCAAAGCACAGTTTAAGGGCGAGTTGCTGGATACGGGGCGGATGGACGCGAAAGGCGCGGATGATGCGGCTTCGTTGTGGGCTTCGCACATTCAGGCTTATGCAGGCCGTCTGAATATGACCCCCGACGAGTTTATGGGGCGGTATGGGCGGCTTTCTGTGTCGGGTGAAAGCTTGGTTGAAGACGGGGTGTTGAATCAGGCGTTGGCTTCCGCTCCGCCCAAAGGCTGGATGCATGTTGAAGACGGGGCGGAAGCGGCTGCATTGTGGAACGGCGCAAGCGACGCGCTGGTGGTGTTTTGGGATATGCCGCAAGGAAAGCTGGCGCATGATGTGCCTGCGCTGGCCGGGTATTCTTCGGTGTCTGTGGATAAAAACGCCGTTAACCATATCCGCAAGAATCATGGCGATGCGAAATCGGAACAGTCGCGCGGGCAGATTGCCATTTCAGGCGGCGATATTGCGCGTATTCCTGAAGTTGTCGGCAGTTATGACGATATTCGTGTGGCAGATATTGACGGCACGCACAATAAGCGTGTGATTTTTGCCAAGCGGTTTGATGACGGGTTGGTGGTTTATGTCGCAGAAAGCAGTGTGAGAAAGAAAGATTTGAAAGCTGTGAGTATGTGGAAGTATCCCCAATCGGCCAATGCCCAAGACGTATTGAATCACGCCATGTCCCTGTACCCTAACGCCCAAAACGGAAGGGGGCGTATTCCACATGGGGGTAATGATACTACCGACAACCTACTCTTTCAAGACATGACCGCCGAGCAGGCGCAGTTTGCCGAAACGGAAGCGGCATACGGCGGGCGCGAAGCCTACGACGCAGCCAAGGCCGAAGGCAGGACGGTGCTGACCTACCGACAGTGGGTGCAGGTGCGTACGCCTGCATTTAAAGAATGGTTCGGCGATTGGGAGAACAGCCCCAAAGAAGCGTCCAAAGTGGTGAATCCGAGAACGGGCGAGCCGCTGGTGGTGTATCACGGCACGGCTGCGGATTTTGATGTTTTCGACGGAGGATTGAGCGGCAGCAAATCCAATACCGGCGCACCTGAAAACAGTTTCTTCTTTACCGATGTTTCAGAGGTTGCATCAAGTTATACAGTGGAATATCAGGGGGATTTTTCTACCCGCTATCTGAACGGCGGCAATGTGATGCCGGTGTTTTTAAATATCCGCAAGCCTTTAAAGGCAAATGCCAAGGGTAAAAATTGGCGCGATATTGAATACAAAGGGGAGTGGACGGACACCAACGGCCTTGCGGAAAAATCGCTTCAAGGCAAAACAGACGGTGTTATTGTCAAAAAGGTAAACGATAGAGGACGAGGCAGCGTATCGGCCAAGCACAGCACGGTGTTTATTGCCCATACGCCCAATCAAATCAAATCCGCCGTATCCAACAGCGGGGCTTTCTCGGCAGATAACGACAGTATTTTGCACCAAGACGCACGCGGCATGTTCGACCGTATGGGCAACACGATTGCGCTGTTGAAAAACGCCGACGCTTCTACCTTCATCCATGAGTTCGGCCATTTCGAGCTGGAAACCATGAGCCGCATCGAGCGGGATTTGCGTGCCGTGCCGCAATCGGAAATGACGGAGGGCGAGCGGCAGGTGCTGGCGGACTTTCAGACGGCTTTGGATTGGTTCGGCGTGAAAGACGGCGACGCGTGGGCGGCGATGAGCCTTGAAGAGCAGCGGGAGCATCACGAGAAATTCGCACGCGGCATGGAAGCCTATCTGTTTGAGGGCAAAGCCCCGAGCGAAGCCCTGCGCGGCGTGTTCAGCCGTGTGGCGCGTCTGCTGAAACGGATTTACCGCACGCTGGCCGGGCTGAATGTGGAACTTTCCGATGACATCCGCGAGGTGTTCGGCCGCCTGTTGGCTTCGGACGAGCAAATCGCCGAGGCCGAATATGTGAACGGGATGAAGCTGCTGCTGGACGAGGACGGGGAACTGCGGGCAATGGACGAAGCCGCGCGGCGCGAAGCCGAAGACGAGCTGGGTAGACGGGCCCTGCGCGATATGGCCTTTGCCCGCAACGCCCGCAGCCGCGAGATACGCCGTCTGAAAAAGGAATACAAGGCCGACTTTGAGAAAGCCGAGATGGCGGCACGCGGCAGCATCATGAAGCAGCCCGTCTACCGCGCATGGCAGCTTTTGACGGCGAAGATGACCGACGAGAACCGTATAGACGGCAACAGCAAGGAAGAGCGCGAGTTCAGACGCAAGGCCAAGGTGTTGCAGGGCAAGCCCGTGTACACCATCGCGACGCGTACCGCGCCACAGGGTTTTAAAGCATTGCGGGAATGGGCGCAGGATATTTTCGACAAGGCAGGCAATCAGGCCGCAAACCCTGAAATCGGCACTGTTTTACTGAACGAACGTTCGGTGCGCGACTCCATTGCCCACGGCATGAATCCCTTTAAGGCAGAGGCTTTTCAGGCTGTGCCCGATGTGATCGCAAAAGGCGCGGTAGTGCATCAGGGAGAGAATCCTGAAAACGGCGTGAGGTATGCCTATATCAGTGCGCCTGTGGTAATTGAAGGTAAAGAAGATATTGTTACGGTATTGGTGCGTGATTCGGGAGACGGCGGACGTATGTATCTGCACAGTGTCGCCACAAAAGAAAGTATCCTGAACGCCAGTGATACCGAGACGACTGAAATCAGCCGCGAAACGGGGAAGGTCAATTCAGGATACATAGCCAATATACTCCGCTCCTACCTCAAATACAAGCCCAAAACCGACCGCACCGCGCTTGACCCGTCGTCCGACACCTTAATGACCGCCATCGCCAAGCTGGGCGGCCTAAACAAAGACGAGCTGGTGCGCGAGTGGGGCTTGGATGCGAAAGACAAAATCCCCGCGCCGGTATTTGGTATGCCCGTTCTGCGCCGCAGCAAAGGCCGCAGCATCGACGAGATGGCGGAACTGCTGGCCGAAGAGGGCTATCTGCCGACCGACAACGGCAAGGCCGATGTGCGCGATTTGGAAGAGCGCTTTTCAGACGGCCTGTCGGGGCGGGACTGGTACAGCCGCCACTATGTGCCGCGCGAAGAGAGAAAGGCGGGCGAAGACGTCGCCAATCCCTTTGCGCTGACGGCCGTGCGGCTGGACGAAGACAGCCTGTCCGGCCTGCCCGCCGACTGGGCGCAGGTGCTGCAAGAACGCGGCATGACCGCGAAAAAAGGCGGCATGCACCCCGATATTGCGGCGGGACTGATTTTGGATGAAAACGGCGAACCGGTGTTTTCAGACGGCCTCGATTTGGTGCAGGCACTGTTTGAGGCACTGCCGCCGCAGGAAGCGATTGAAGACACTGCCCGCCTGAACCTGCTGGCGGAGAAAGGCGAAGTGCCGACGCAGGCCGATTTTGAAGAAGCGGCCGATTTGGCGGTACACAACGGCCTGCGCGCGCGGATTATCGCGGCGGAGTTGAAACGGCTGAACGACGCACGCAGAGAGATACAGCAAGAAGCTATCGCCAACGAGAAGGTGCGCAGGAAAATTGTCAATGAAGAGTTGGGCGGTTTTAAAAAATTCGTCAAAGGCGTGCGTCAAGAAGCTATCGCCAACGAGAAGGTGCGGACAAGGATTGTCGCCCAAGAGACCAATAGGCTGAATACTGCGGTTGGGACGGTATCGCTGCTCAAACAGGCGGCAAAGGTGCTGGCGAAAGAGAAAATCGAAAAAATGCTTGTGCGCGACCTGCGCCCGAGCGTGTTTACCCGTGCCGAAGCGGCGGCGGCAAGGTCGTCTGAAAAGGCATTCAAAGCGGGCGATATTGAAGAGGCGGCGGCGCACAAACGCAACCAACTGATTCAAAACGCGCTGGCGGCGGAAGCTCTGCGGACGCGCGAAGAAATGAGAGATTTGCGTAGGAAGATTTTCAAAACACAGGAAAAAATCAGGCTGCGCCGCAAACGCGCAGGGAATCCGAACAAGGGCGCGGTGGATTTGGGCTATACCGAGCAGATTTCCGCATTGTTGGGGCGCGTCGGCTTGGCAAAAGCGCAGGCGGAGCGTGAAGTTCCATCAATACATACGTTTGTGCGCGAGATGGAAGCCGAAGGCGTGGCGCACAATCTCGACCCCGACTATGTGGACACCATCAGCCGCAAAAGCTGGCGCGAGATGACGGTGGAGGAAATGCGCGGCTTGGCCGACACGGTGCGCCAGTTGGAGCATTTAGGCCGTCTGAAAAACCGGCTGCTGTCCAATCAGGCCAAGCGCAGCTATCAGGAGGTGCGCGACGAGCTGGCGGACACACTGGACGCTTCGGCCAAAGCGCAGGGGCGCAAGGCGCAGGAGCGGCGCGAGGCGGTAACCGGTTTGCAGAAGGCCGGGGCCCTGTTGCGCGGCGGCTACTGGGCGCATCTGAAAACCGCCACCATCGTGCGCATGTTCGACAACGGCCAAGACGGCGGCGCGTTCTTCACCCACTTCCTGCTGCCGCTGAAACAGGCGGCGGACAAGGAGGCCGCCATGCAGGCCGAAGTGTCGGAGAAGCTGTACGAAGTATTGAAGCCGCTGGCGAAACACACAGGCCGTCTGAAAACGAGACTCGAAGGGGCGCGGGCGTTCCAAGGTTTGTCGGATGAGGAGGGAAAGCGCAAGTTCACGCGGGAAAATCTGTTTGCCATCGCGCTGAACATGGGCAACGCGGGAAACATCCAACGCCTGCTGGACGGCGAAGGCTGGCGCATGGAAGACGTGCAACGCGCCCTGTCTTCCACCCTTACGGCGGAGGAATGGCAGGCGGTGCAGGGCGTGTGGGACTTGCTGGAAAGCTACCGCCCGCAGATTGCCGCACTGGAACGGCGCATGACGGGCGTAGAACCCGAATGGGTAGAGGCGCGGCCGTTCAAAATCATGTCCACCGACGGCGTGGAAGTGGAGCTGCGCGGCGGCTACTACCCGGCCAAATACGACCGCGAAGGCAGCGGCGCGGCGGAGAAAAACGAAGCCACCACCGACGCCAAAGCGCAAACCGCAGCGGCAGGGCTGGCGGCGGCCACACGGCGCACGTTTACCAAGCAGCGCGTGAACGAAGTGAAAGGCCGCCCGCTGCGTTTGAGCCTGAACGTGACTTATGACGCGGTGAACGAAATCATCCACGACCTCACCCACCGCGAGGCAATCGCCGATGCCAACCGCCTGTTGAACTCGTACACGCTGGACACCAAAATCCGCCAATACTACGGCGCGGACGCCAAACGCCAGCTTTCCCGCGCCATTGCCGACATCGCGCAGGGCAACAGCGGCGCGGCGCAGGCACTGGACGGCTGGGCGGGCAGGGTGCGGCAGAACGTGAGCGTGGCCGGTTTGGGCTTCAATATCGTCTCGGCGGCCTTGCAGCTTACTGGCTGGATACCGGCCATCACCCGCGTCGGCTTTGCCAACACGGCCAAAGCCCTGATGACCTATGCCGCCAACCCGATAGCGGCCACGCGCGGGGCGAACGAAATGTCGGTGATGATGAAAAACCGCAGCCGCACACGGTTCAGAGAATTGAACGACGTGGCCAACTCGGTAAACGGCCAAAACGGGGTGAAAGCCTTTATCCGCCGCTACGCCTACTGGCTGATGATGCGTATGCAGCAGGTAACGGACACCATCGTTTGGCACGGCGCGATGATGAAGGCACTGGACGCAGGCCGCAGCGAGGCCGACGCGGTGCAGCTTGCCGACCAGACGGTGCTGGACACCCAAGGCGGCGGGCAGACGAAGGATTTGTCGCGGGTGGAGCGCGGCGGCGAGGTGCAGAAGCTGTTTACCGTGTTCTACTCCTACATGAACACCGCGCTGAACATGGGTGCGGCCAGCATCGCCACGCAGCGCAGCAAGGGCAGACTGGCGGCGGAACTGATGCTGATTTGGGTGATTCCCACCGCGCTGAACGCCATGATGAAAAGCCTGCTTACCCCGGGCGACGATGACGACGATTTGGCGAAAAAGCTGGCGAAGGAGCAAATCAGTTTCATGCTGGGGATGTTCGTCGGCGGGCGCGAACTGGCGCAGCTTGGCGACATTGCCACGGGCGGGAAGTTTTACGGCTACAACGGCCCCACAGGTTTGCGCCCGATTGCCGACACCTACAAGCTGGCGGTGCAGGCGCGGCAGGGCGAGTTTGACAAGGGGCTGGCAACGGCCACCATCAACCTGCTGGGCAGCGGTTTCGGCTTGCCGTCGGCGCAAATCAACCGCACAATAAAAGGGTCGCGGGCTTTGGAGGAGGACAAAACCGATAATCCGGCCGCGCTGCTGTTCGGTTATGAGGGGAAATAAGTAAAAGGCCGTCTGAGACGGCCTGTCATGCGATTTTAAAATCACGGTTTAATGGTATCCGCCAATTCTCCTGGGGTGTACCGGTGCGGGTTGGTGCAGCCTATTGCATAGGCGCACCATTCGCTGCAAAACCAGCGGCTTTTGCTGTGTGGTGATTTAAGTACCGCGCCAATCGCACCTAGCCAGTCGTAACCTGCCCCGTGTGTACGGTGGAACAAGCGGCCGGCCGATATGGCAACAGATTGCGGCAGCGGGATTAAGTCCCATTTATCAGCAGGCAGCGGCATGGTTTTAATGCGCACCCCGCCGTCTCTCGCGCTGGACGAATAACAATCAAACAAGCCGTCGCGTGGGTGCTTAACAGCGATTTCACAATGGCTGTACGGGCTGCATGTTGCCAATCGTACAACGCTGTCGGCAATGCGTTTAACCACATCGCGCGGGGTGTTGATTGCGGCTTTGCCTTTATAGAGTGCCAAATAGACTCGAACCATTCAGACGGCCTCCGGCAGTGTGAATACGACTGCAATCTTATCAAGCGCAGCCTGCGTTTTCGCTGCTTCGATTTTGCTTTGCAGCGCTTGTCGTTGACCTGTGATTGAGGCGGTCAGTTGCTCATAGGCGATGGTCTTTTTTAAAGCCGCCTGTTTGAGTGCGTCAGCCGGTACGCCTCGGCTGGCTGCGATTTGGTCGAGGATTGGCGTCGGGGCGGATTTATCAGCCGCCCATGCTTTTGCCTCGGACGCTTGGATGACCCATGTCTGCACCTCGAAGCCCGGGATTTTATCGATACCGGCGGCGCGGTCGATAAATGCTTGAGCGGCCGCATTTAAGCTGATGATTTTTTCGGCTTTTGATTCTTCCAAAATGGCTGCTTCGCGCTCGTTTGGCAAAACCCATTCCCCATCCTTGATGATATGGGCTTCAGACGGCGGCGGCGTGGTTGCTTCCTGCACGGTTTTGCCGTCTGAAAACAAGTATTCGCCCAAATCGTCGGCAGCTTCTAAATAAAAGTAGCCTTGCGGCAGAATGGGAGGCTCAACACTCATTTTCTCGGCGAAATGCCCATGATGATTAAAAATATAAAACATGATTACCTCTTTTGATTATTTGCTGTTTGGGGTGTGCCATTGGGTGTAGCCGTATGTGTACGGAGTGTCTTTGTGCGGCTGAATACTAATATAAGTGCCGCTCCACCAAGGGACTACTGCACCGCCGAAGCCGCAGGCAATCGCCCTAATAGGCCGGTAGTCCTGATTGCGGAAACGCTTCGGAAGTTCTTCTGTCGTGATGATTGTTTCGATGTTGGCTTTGAATGAATAGACGGTGTCAAGCCGTAATTCCACATCGCCGCCGCGTTGGCGGTACGCGATGGCGAATCCGCCTTGCCCTTTGCTACCAGCTTTAACGCCATCAATTACGGGCAGCTGAATCCATCCCGTATCGTATGGCTCGAAAATGTCGGCAACGATTTCGATTGCCGAAGGGATGGCGCGCCCTGTTTGAAACCCATCGTCGGAAGATGGGCAGGCGTACGCATCGCCATACCAAACCTGCGAAGAGCCGCCAGCATCGAGGGCGACGGCAATCAGGCAGCCTTCATCAGCCATGATTTGCGCTGATTCTTGCAGCGTTGCCCCGTATGAGCCGCTGATGCCTTCGAGGTTTAAAAACACGATGCTGCGGTCGGCACGTTGGCCGATGGCGGCGCGCGCGCTCAAGTATGTATCAGGGTTTTGAATGACGCTGCCATTTTCAACCAAGACAGGGCCGCGCGCGAAACTTGCTGTCCATTCCGCGCCTTCGTCAACCCACTGGGCGGCGGTCTTGCCGTCTTTACTTCTGGCGGCTTTTAATTTGCCGTTGCGCATCCAAACGGCGGCGGCATTGGTGTCGTAATCTGATGATACCCAGTCCCGATGTACTTTGCCGTCAACGATTTGCAGTCCTTGCAGCGCCGCTTTGCCATCTACCGGCGGCGTCGTCCACCCGTCGCAACTCAATAGGATGCGGGACTGGCTTTTACCGACATACTCATGCAGTTTTTCCAATTTAATTTTTTTCTGTTCATCTGGGGTACCAAGCAGAATTTTCTTCACACAACCCGGGCGTGGGTTGATGACTTCCGTGATATTCCAACGCTTCCCACCCTCCGTACGGTAACGGCATCTAACAATTGTCGGCAGGTTAGACTCAGTATAAGTATCATCAAAATGCCCGAACGATTCATTCACTGGTCGCCATCCCGGCAGATCCGGAATATATTGGCTGGCTGCATCCTTTATGTACTGATAGCCACCAGCAAAAACTGTCAGGCCGTCCGGCAGTTCGGACATTTTTGTTGCCTCCGCGACAAATCTCGCCCGCGTCTCAAAATTAACGACATCACCGACACCGCGAATTCTCTTCCATCTCGCGCCGTCACCATCGACAATCACGTTATATCCGTCATCTGCGCTGGCCTTATCTTTTAAGTCGGCAATAAAGATGCCGCCACCGACCTGCTGGCCTTCGTGGTAGGACGAGACGATGGCGGCGGGCGAATCGCTGTTGGCGTTTTGCCGCATCAGGTCGATTGAGGCGAATGTGGGAATGGTTTTCAGGCCGGATAATACGGCGGAAACTTTTTTGACTTCGTTTTCCGCCTGCCTTGCGGCATCTTCCGCACGCTCGGCGGAAGCGGCGGCCTGTTCGGGGTAGTTGTTGTTTTCCAAGCCGCTGCCGTCGGCATTCCAGCCTATGCCCTTGCCCGGACTGGGCGCGGGCAGCGTGAGGTTCACGCTGCTGATGACGGAGACTTTGAGGGCGCGGCCGACCTGTTCGCGGATTTGCTGGTCTTGGATGACCAGCTTGTCCAACGCGTCGTTGAGATTGGCGGGGTAGAAGCCGCCGTGGTTGGTGAAGACGGCCGGTTGCAGATAGGGCTGGTTGCTGACAATGACGAGCCTGCGCCCCTTGCCCAGCGGCGCGGCCAAGTCGATGTGGCCGCCGTCGGTTTCCAGCGCGGCGGTGTAGTCGCGGCCTTCGGACAAAACGTGTTCGTTGCCGATGGCGTCGTCGGTGATGACGGCGATGTGTTCGGTTTTGAGGATGCGGAAGTCGAAAGGGTAACGGGTCGTCTTGCCGTCGCCGGTGAAGATGCCGGTTTTTCGGTTTTCGCTGCTGATGGCCATGGCGTTTTTCCTTGTTTGAAAAACGGCGATGGTAAGAGCGGCGGCGGAGAATAACGGGTATGTGGTCAAATAGGGACATACCCATCAAATGTACTTGATTTATATGGATATAATTTTTAATCTGTTGCGTATGACTTTTTTGGGTATTGATAAAACTTTATAAAAATCATGGTGTTGAATTTATTTTGATGGGTATCCCGCTTTTGCGGCACATACCCATCATAAACGGCAGCTTGGTTTAGTATTGCCCGCATAGCGAAAGCCCGCAGAGGGTGCAAGCTCTGCGGGCTTTCTGTATTTAACCCTTCTCAAATGGTGGTAGGCGGTGTATCGGGACAATCAGGAGAAGCTGCGCCGTGCGCTGCGGCAGCGGGATGAGGATTTTTCGCGGCTGATGGCCGAAGAGTGGGGGCGGCGGATTGTGCGCCTGCTTCTGGCTGAGGCGGGTGTGTGGCGGGGGAGTTTCTCGCCGGATGCTTTTCAGACGGCCTTTAACGAGGGGCGCAGGGCGCAGGGTTTGTTTTTATTGGACGCGGTGAAGCACTGCGATGAGTTTTTGTTGTTGATGGAGCGTGAAGAAGATGAGCGAAACGGATCAGGAGAATCAGGCGGCGGGTACTGAAAACAATCAGGACACGCTGTTGGGCGGTGTGCCGCAGGAGGCGGAGAACAGGCTGTCTGAAAACCCGTCCGAGGGCGGTGAGCAGGATAGGCCGTCTGAAAACGGCGATAAGCCGCAGCAGCCGGTTGTGCCGGAAAAATATGAGTTCAAGCCACCCGAGGGGGTGGAATTTGACGAGGCAACCATCGGCGTGTACGCCGAGGCGGCGCGGGAGGCGGGCTTGTCGCAGGAGGCGGCGGACATTGTGCTGAACAAAATCGCGCCGCATCTGGCGCAGCAGCAGGCGGCCAGGCTGGCCGAGGCGCGCAACGATTGGGCGCAGCAGTCCCGCGCGGACGCAGAGTTCGGCGGCGAGAAGCTGGATGAGAATCTGGCGGTGGCGAAGAAGGCGGTGGAGGCCTTGGCTTCGCCGGAGTTGAAAACGCTTTTGGAGCAGTCGGGGCTGGGCAACCATCCGGAAATCATCCGTATGTTTTACCGCGCGGGCAAGGCGCTGGCGCAGGATAAATTTGTCGGCGGCAAGGCCGCAGGCGGCGGGTTTGACGCGGCAAGCCTGTTTCCCCAAAGCAATATGAACCCTTAATGAAGAAAGGAATTTAAATGTCAGTTTTAAAACAGATGAATCCGACGCTGGCCGACGTGATGGCGCGTACCGGCGCAGACGGCAAACTGCTGACGGTGGTGGAGATGCTCAACGAGACCAACGAGGTGATCGATGATTTGGTGATGATTGAGGCCAACGGCACGACCGCGCACAAAACGACCATTCGCTCTGGCTTGCCGGAGGCGACTTGGCGCATGTTCTATCAGGGCGTGCAGCCGTCCAAATCGACCGTGCTTTCCATCAGCGACGCCATCGGTATGCTGGAAGCGTATGCGGAAACCGACAAATCGCTGTGCGATTTGAACGGCAATTCCGCCGCTTGGCGCATGAACGAGGAACGCGCGTTTTTGGAGGCGATGGCGCAGAAGATGGCGCAGACGCTGTTTTACGGCTCGCAGGCGCAGACGGGCGCGGCATTCAACGGCCTTGCCCCGCGCTTCTCCGATCTGCATGCGGAAAACGCCCGCAATATTGTGGACGGCGGCGGCACGGGTGCAGACAACACTTCAATCTGGCTGTTGGTATGGGGCGCAAATACCTGTCACGGCATTTATCCGAAAGGCACGAAGGCGGGCTTGCAGCGCAAGGATTTGGGCGAAGTTACCATGTATGACGAAAACAACGGCAAATATCAGGGCTACCGTTCGCACTACAAATGGGACTTGGGTTTGAGCGTGCGCGACTGGCGTTATGTGGTGCGCATCGCCAATGTGGATGTGAAGAAACTCACCAAAGACGGCAAGGCGGGCGCGGACTTGATTGACCTGATGACGCAGGCGGTGGAGCTGATTCCCAACCTGAACGCGGGCAAGGCGGTGTTCTACTGCAACCGCGAAATCCGTTCGATTCTGCGCCGCCAAATCGCCAACAGGGTGGTCGGCTCGACGCTGACGATGGAAGATGTGGCGGGCAAAAAAGTGGTTACGTTTGACGGCATTCCGGTGCGCATCTGCGACCAGATTCTGTCTACCGAAGAACGCGTGAAATAAGGAGGCGCGAGATGATTTTGGATTCTACTTTGCAACTGGCCGCCGGCCAGGCGGTTACGGCTACGGCGGCAACGGAAAATACCATCGACTTCGGCCAGAAAACGCCGAACCTCGGCATGGGGCACAGCCCGCTTTATGCGGTGCTGACCGTGCCTGTGGCTTTCGCCGGTCTGACTTCGCTGCGCTTTTCCTTGCAAGACTCCGATAAGGAAAATGCGGATTTTGCCGACGTGCTCTCGGGTTTGAACCTGAAAGCGGCGGATCTGAAGGCGGGGGCGCAGTATGTGCTGCCGCTGCCCGTGGCGCACAAACGCTATCTGCGCGGCTATTTCACCGTGCAGGGCACGGCCACGGCGGGCAAGGTTGATGTGGTGATTGCCAGCGGCATCCAGATGAACAATCCGCCGCCCGAAAGCGCGAACGTGTGGGGAAGCCGCAAATGAAGGTGAAAGCGACAAAAGCCGGATACTGCGGCGGCTACCGCATGGCGGGCGACGTGTTCGAGGCGGAGGACGGTTTGACGGCATCTTGGTTTGTGCCGCTGGAACAGCCCGAAGCGGAACAGCCTGAAGCGGAAGCGGAACAGCCTGAACCCGGCAGACGTAAAAAGTAGGTTTTCATACGGCTTGTGGGAAACCGCAGGCCGTTTTTGCAGGAGGGGCGATGGCTTCGGAAGTGGAAATTTGCAATCTCGCGCTGGCACGGCTGGGCGATGCGGCGACGGTGGTGTCGATAGACCCGTCGGAGGGCAGTGCGCAGGCCGAGCATTGCGCGATGTTTTACCCGATGGCGCGGGACATGCTGCTTGCGCAGCATCCGTGGGGCTTCGCGCAGCGGCGGGTGCGTCCGGCGCGGCTGGCGGCGGGCTATCTGCTGCCGGACGATTGTTTGTGTGTGAACGACACGGGCAGGGCGGAGGGCTGGCATGTGGAAAATTCAGACGGCCATGTGCTGCTGGCGGCGGACTTTGAAATACAGGAAATCCGCTACACGGCGCGGATTAAGGACGCGACGCGTTTTCCGCCTTTGTTTGTGTCGGCTTTGGGCTGGCAGCTTGCGTCGATGATGGCGGGGGCGGTGCTCAAAGGCGAGGCGGGGATTCAGATGGGCGCGGTGTGCGCGCAGCAGGCGGCACAGGTTTTGGCGCAGGCGAAGAATGCCGACGGGGAACAGTATGCCGAGCGGCCGCGCCATGTTGCGCCGTGGATACGGGCAAGGGGGCAGGGATGGCCAATATCAGGGTGTTGAAGCAGTCGTTTTCCGGCGGCGAGGTGTCGCCGGAGATGTTCGGCAGGATTGAGGATGCGGGCTATCAGAACGGCGCGGCAATGGTACGCAATTTTATGGTGCGTCCGCAGGGTTCGCTGGAAAACCGCGCGGGCTTTGCCTTTGTGCGCGCGGCCAAGTATGCCGACAAGGCGGTGCGGCTGATTGCCTTTGCCTATTCGCCGACGCAGACGCTGGTGATTGAGTTCGGCCACAAATACTGCCGCTTCCATTCGCAGGGTGGCACGGTGCTGGACGGGTCGGGGGACGTGTATGAAATCGCCACGCCGTATGATGAGGTGCATCTGTTTGACGTGCACTATGTGCAGTCGGCAGACGTGATGACGCTGGTGCATCCGCAGTATGCGCCGCGCGAGCTGCGCCGCTACGGGGCGGCCGACTGGCGTTTGCAGGAAATCGCCTTCGAGCCGACGCTTGCGCCGCCCGCGAACGTGAAGGGGCAGGCGCACGGCGACGGGGGCATCGAAACGCAGTATGTGGTTACCGCGCTGGACGGCAACGACGAAAGCCGCGCTTCGGCGGCGGTGAAGCTGACCAACAACCTCTACACCACGGGCAACCGCAATGTGCTCTCTTGGGACAAGGTTGCGGGGGCGAAGCGGTACAAGGTGTACAAAAAATCGGGCGGGCTGTTCGGTTACATCGGCCAAACGGAGGACACAAGCCTTACCGACGACAACATCGCGCCGGATTTGGCTTCTACGCCGCCCATCTATGACAACGTGTTCGCATCGGGCGGCATTACGGAAATCCCGGTGGAAAACGGCGGCAGCGGTTATACCAACAAAGGCGCAATCACGAAAATCAGGATACAGAACAGAGGGATTGGTTATCTCATCACTGGCACATACCGCACGGGGCAGGTGTTTGACGCTTATTCGCAGACACTCGGCCGCAACGCGCCGCACCGTTGGGAGCTTACGGGAGACGGCACGGGGGCGGAATGCGAAGTAACGGTGCTGGATAACAAAGTGGAAAGCGTGCGGCTGACCAACGGCGGCCGCGGCTATTCCCGTGCGGCTCTGGAATGCCGCTATCGGGACGGCTACGGCGACTGGCGACCTGTTTTTCATAATCAATCCAGAGGCTTCGGTCCCGAAAAGCGCCATGCGCAGTTCGACTTTTCGTTCGCGGGCGTCCCGTATGTTTATTTGGAAGTATCGGGAAAACCCTACCCGCATGTGGATTTGCGCCCGGTGGTCGAAAACGGTGTGGTCAGGCGCATCGAAGTAGTTAACGGCGGGCGCGGTTTCAAAGACGGCGAAGTAAGGGCGGAGACACGTGGCGGCGCGGGCAGCGGCGCGGTGTTGGGCAAGCCTGTATTGGAAGGGCAGGACTTCCCCGCCGCCGTATCCTACTTCCAGCAGCGGCGCGTGTTCGCAGGAACGGTGTCCAAACCGCTGCATGTATGGATGAGCAAAAGCGGCACGGAAAGCAATATGTCGTACAGCATTCCGAGCCGTGCCGACGACCGCATCCTGTTCCGCATCGTGGCGCGGGAGGCCGGGATGGTGTCGCACATTGTGCCGCTTTCCAAGCTGGTGCTGCTTTCGGGCGGGGCGGAGTGGAATGTGAACACCCTCAACAGCGACGCACTCACGCCGGATAGTGTGTCGGTGTCGCCGCAGTCGTATGTGGGCGCGTCGCAGGTGCAGCCGGTAATCGTGAACAACGCGCTGGTTTACGCGGCGGCCCGCGGCGGCCATGTGCGCGAGCTGGCCTACAACTGGCAGGCGGGCGGCTACATCACCGGCGATTTGTCGCTGCGCTGCGCCCATCTGTTTGACGGGCGGGAAATCCGCGATTTGGCGCAGGCCAAAGCACCCTATCCGGTGGTGTGGGCGGTGTCATCGGACGGTTCGCTTTTGGGCTGCACCTACCTGCCCGAGCAGCAAATCGGCGCGTGGCACCGGCACGATACCGACGGCGCGTTTGAAAGCTGCGCCTGCGTGTCGGAAGGGGCGGACGACATTCTCTACTGTGCGGTGCGGCGGCAGATAAACGGGCAGGAAGTGCGCTACATCGAGCGCATGGCCAGCCGCCGTTTCGATGCGCCGGAAGACGCGTTTTTCGTGGACTGCGGCCTCTCTTATGAAGGCGCGCCGACCGACAGCGTGGGCGGTTTGGAACACATCGAAGGCAAAACCGTCCACATCCTCGCCGACGGCGCAGTGATGCCGCCGCAGACGGTGGCATCGGGACGGGTAAGCCTGCCGCATCCGGCGGCGAAAATCCACGTCGGCCTGCCGATTGCGGCGGATATGCAGACGTTGCCGCTGGCCGTGCCGCTGGACAACGCCTACGCGCAGGGGCGGCAGAAGAACATCAACAAAGTATGGCTGCGCGTCTACCGCTCCGGCGGCATCTGGGCGGGGCAGGCAGAGACGGAACTGACCGAATACAAGCAGCGCACGGTCGAGCCGCCGGGCAGTCCGCCGCGCCTGAAAAGCGAAGCGGTAGAAATCACCCTGCGCGGCCAGTGGAGCGAAGACGCGCAACTGTTTGTCCGCCAAATCCATCCGCTGCCGCTGACGCTGCTTTCCGTGGCGGCGGAAGTGGCGGTGTCGTAGAGGCCGTCTGAAAAGGCGAAACGCCGCAGGGGCGCAATCCTGACGGCGTTTCTGTATTTAATCTTTAAGCGGAAAGACTAAACAGTAGATGAATGATAAACGGTTTACCTTGAAATTTCTAGGAATATTTTTAATGGACACACTGAATTACCAAGCGCGCGAAATTCGCCGCACCTTTTGGCATCTGGTCGGCGGCATCTGCCTGATTATCGCCGTGTACAAAGGCTTCGGCCTGCTGGAAATTTTGCTGCGGTAGAGGCCGTCTGAAAAAAGGAAAACACATGAAATCGAGCAACCTGCCCGAAATCGGGCAAGGCATCACCTGGACAGGCGCATTCGGCAGCTTCGTCGGCGCAATCAAATCCATTGACCTGCTGACCGTGGTCGGCGCGCTTGTCGCAGTCGGCGGCTTTCTGATGAACTGGCATTACAGCCGCAGGCGCGAACGCAGGGAAGTGGAAAGGCGCGAAGAAGAGAAGAAAATCCACGACCTCGAAGTGCAGAAGCGCGAATTGGAATTGAAGAAAACAAGAGGTGAGTGTCATGAGCAACAAAATTAAATACGCCGTCGGCGGCCTTGCCGTTTCCGCCGCCTTCTTCGCCGCCCTCGTCAAACACGAAGGCTACCGTACCGAACCCTACCGCGATTCCGGCGGCGTCCCCACCATCGGCATCGGCAGCACCGTCTACCCCGACGGCCGCCGCGTCACAATGACCGACCCTCCCGTGACGCAGGCGCAGGCCGTCGACATCGCCCGCGCCCATATCGCCAAAGACGAAGGCCGTCTGAAAGCCCTCCTCCCCGGCGTGAAACTGTCGCAGGCGGAATACGACGTGTATGCCGACTTTGTGTACCAATACGGCGCGGACACCTTCGCCAAGTCGTCCATCCGCCGCCACCTGCTCGCAGGCAGGCACACCGAAGCCTGCCGCGCCCTGCTCAAATACCGCTACACCAAAGGGCGCGATTGCAGCGTGCGGCAAAACGGCTGCTGGGGCGTGTGGACGCGGCAGTTGGAACGGCACAACAAGTGCATGGAGGCGAACCGATGATTTGGCTGATGAAACATTGGAAACCCGCCCTTGCCACCGCCCTGCTGCTTGCCCTTGCGGTTGCATGGCAGGCCGACCGCACCCTGCAATACCGAAAGGGCAGGGCGGACGAAGCGGCCAAAATCAGCCTGACGCTGGCCGAAGCCGCAAACAAACAAGCGGCAGCCGCGCGTGAGAAAGAACGCCGCGCCGCCGCCGAACTGGCCGAAAGGCAAGTTGAGTTAGAAAAGGAAAGACAAGATGCAAAGATTGCTGTGGATAATCTGCGCGGCGAGCTTGACCGCCTGCGCCAACACGCCGCCCGTCAAAGTGGCCGCCGAAACCTGCCCGCAACCACTGCAACCGCCGCCGCACCTGATGGCGCGGCAAGTGCCGAAGGCTGGGAGCTACTCGGACGCTGCGCTGCGGAATATGCGGGACTGGCAGAAACAGCCGACAGCCAAGCCGCCGATTTGAGGGAGTGGCAGGCATACGGCGGGGCGGTGGCGCAGTGAGGTAAATAAAAGGCCGTCTGAAATTCAGACGGCACTTCGGGGGGTAGTCAAGTTTTATTGACCAATGCCAAAACCTCATTTCCCCAGCGTTCCAGCGCATCCTTCCGGTCACTCCACAGTTCCGAACGGTTGTAGGCTGTTTGTGTTTTTGTTCCCAGCGAGTGGGCAAGCAGTTTTTCCGCAACGTCATTATCGACCTTCAGAACTTCCCGCAGATAGGTTCTGGCCAGCGAACGCAGGCCGTGAGCCGTCGTCTCCAAGCCCGCCCGCTGCATGGCAACACGCGGGCTTTCTTTGTTAATGTGGCTTGAAAAGTTTGCGCTTTCAAACACATATCGACCATTCACATTCAGTTCCCGCGCCTGCTCCAATACCCAACGCATAGCGGACGATAACGGCACATCATGCGCCCGCCTCTCTTTTTTTCGTTCGGCGGGAATGTGCCACGCATCGGAATCCAATTCTTCCCATTCCATTAGTGCCGTTTCCTGTATTCGCGTCATGGTTAATAGCAGCCAGTAGATACAGAGCCGTGTTACAGGATGGATTTTCAGGCGGCCCCCATAGTGTGCAAACTCATTGCGTTGCTCCAGAAAATCAATCAGGCGTGGCAATTGGGACGGCTTCAATGCCGCCATGTTCTTTGTTTGCACCCGTTCAAATATGCCGGTACCGATTTGGGAGGCGGGATTTACTTCCATCATGCCTGATCCGACTGCAAACGCAAACACCATATTCAGGTTATTTTTCGTTTTCCGCAGCGTATCGGCGATGCCGTGTGCTTCCATTAGGCGCAGGCATTCCACTATATCGGATGTTTTAATTTGCCGAATATCCGCCCCACCCAGTTTAGGGAAAACCCACCGTTCAAAATTTCGTATGACCTGCTCCGCGTATTTGGCCGCACGCGCTTTCGACCATCGCGAAAACCAATCCCGCGCCACCTTCTCGAAAGCAAAATCAGCCCGAGCTTTCGGGGTGATGACGTTCTCTCCGTGCGCCCGTTTCCTGCGTATCTCTTCCCGCCATTCTCGTGCTTCTGCCAGCGAAAAATCAGGATACCGCCCCAGCGAGATTGTCTGTTGTTTGCCATCCTGTACAAACGACAATTTCCAGCTACGGCCGCCGGTAGGATAAACCCATAAGGCCAGCCCGCCGCCGTCCGACAGTTTGTACAGCTTGTCTTTGGGTTTGGCGTTTTTTACCTGGTTTGCTGTCAGCGGTGTGATGATTTTTGCCATTATGGTAATTTCCAGCTTATCCGATAGTTACCATACACATTACCATAAAAAAGATGCAACACAAAGAGATATAGTGATACAAGATTAGACGTGAAAATACATTAATCTGCTGATTTTTGAATAAAATAAAGACAAAAAAATACACCGTGATGTACGGTGTATTTGTTATTTGGCGGAAAGGAAGGGATTCGAACCCTCGATACGCTATTCACGTATACACGCTTTCCAGGCGTGCGACTTCAACCACTCATCCACCTTTCCTGAAATAAGAGGCGCATTATAGGGAAATTTATTGTTGAAGGCAATATTTTTTTCAGACGGATTTAAACAGGGAGTATCTAAATATGAAAATATTCAGGCCGTCTGAAAATTAGTTCAAATGATGCCTCTGTCTTTTTCACATAAATCATCAGGATTTTCCCGATATTGCCTGTCTAAATCCTTCAGGAAATATAAAAGGCCGTCTGAAAAAAGTTTTCAGACGGCCTCTTTCATCACTTGAATCAAGCCAGTAACTGCCGCCAGCGTTTCACTTGGAAGCGCACTTGCTCCGGTGCGGTTCCGCCCAAGTGGTTACGCGCGTTCAGGCTGCCTTCGGGTGTCAGCACGCCGTACACGTCGTCTGAAATCAGCTTGCTGAAACCTTGCAAGACTGCAAGCGGCAGTTCGCTCAAATCGACGCCCGCTTGGTCGGCGTGGCGCACGGCTTTAGCGACGACTTCGTGGCTGTCGCGGAAAGGCATACCTTTTTTCACCAAGTAATCCGCCAAGTCGGTGGCGGTGGCGAAGCCCTGCATCACGGCGGCGCGCATATTGTCGGGTTTGACGGTCACACCGCGCATCATGTCGGCGTAAATCCGCAGGGTGTCGATGAGCGTGTCAGCGGTGTCAAACAGCGGTTCTTTGTCTTCCTGATTGTCTTTGTTGTACGCCAAGGGTTGTGATTTCATCAGGGTAATCAAGC